GTAGGAAGTCAAGAGTACAAAGGAGTGCTTGATGGCTTTGCTAACCCTGAAGATACATCAGTTGACATTTGTGCTACTACTGATAGCTTAACAACAGCGGACAATGCATCGAGTTGTACAGTTGACGCATACGTAGGCGGCACATTAAACGAATTGTTAACAACATACAGTAAAGATTTAGAAATTAATGATGCTGTTCTTGCTCAAGCAGTTGCTGAACTACCATTTAGCGGATATGATGTTAGCAAATTTTATATTGAAGCACAAGATACAACCGGAACTCCACTAGATGGAACAGGTGTTTCGACAGATAGTATCGTTCTTACTGCTGACGAAGGTATAGTAACTGCTGACAGAGCAAAAGAACATCCGCAAGCAAACGGTTGGCTTAAAGGATACTTAACAGGAGAAGGTGTGCCACCAAACGGGTTACCTGTTACTCCAGGAACAGTATTTCCACCTGATGCAATTAAAGGAGATTATGTATTGCGATTAGATTACTTTCCAAACAGATTATTTAGATACGACGGCAAGCGTTGGATTAAAGTAGAAGATGGTGTTAGAACTGATCTTAGTCTAACTTCAGAAAATAGAACACAACGAAATAAATTTATTAACGACAGTTCTAAAATGAAAACAACTGATCGAGGCAACGTTCCTACACTACAAGGATTGTCTGATCTATTAAAACCAAGTGCAGATAACTAATGGCTATAGGAGACTTACAAGACGGCGGTATGTTTGCTGGTAACGATGGTACTAACAATCTAATAGTATCATTAGTAAATGTCAGCACGAGCAGAGTTAGATGGGACGAGTCGTTTGCGTCTGCTACTGAATACAGACACAAAATCGAAAATGACTGGGTACTACCTACGTCACTAGAATTACAATTTATTTTTCGTAATGTCTATAATTTCTTAAATACTGATACTGCTTCAGCTACTACTCAAGTTAAAAGTTATCACTATTGGACATCTGACACGATCAGTAGTGTTAGTGGAACACTTGGGCCTGTTGAAAAAGGAGTAGTTGTGTCTGGTATACACCCAGCAGATCATCCAATAAATGAAGATGAGAAAGAAACAGTTAATTTTGTAAGGGCAATACGTAGGTTATAACATATGGCAACTAATCAATTCCATTACGACGAACAAATAAGACGGTTCTTATTACAATTCACTAGAATGTTTAGTAACTTTCAAGTTGAGTACGGACGCGATAAAGATGGCAATGTTACGCTATTAAGAGTGCCGGTACGCTACGGCGATTCATCGAGACAAGTACAAACCATACTACAGAATAATTCTGCAACTAATATGCCAGCGGCACCATTAATGTCTTTTTACATTAGCGGATTAGAGTATGCTAGGGATAGAGTACAAGAACCACAATTTGTCGGAAAAGTTCAAGTAAGACAAAGAGAGTATAACTCTGCATCTGAAACTTACGATACAGTACAAGGTAATGCGTTCACTGTAGAAAGAAGAATGCCTGTTCCTTATAATTTAAATCTAACGTTAGATATATGGACATCCAATACTAACCAAAAGTTACAATTAATCGAACAAATAGCACCTTTATTCAACCCGTCTATGGAGATACAAAGTACAGATAACTATTTAGACTGGACAAGCCTTAGTATAGTTGAATTAAATAGTGTTACTTGGAGTTCAAGAACTATACCTATAGGCACAGATAACCCTATCGATGTAGCATCAATGCAGTTTACTACTCCTATATGGCTTACGTTGCCTGCTAAAGTTACTAAGATGGGTGTCATTCATAGAATCATTGCTGGCATACATGATGATAACTTAGATGCATTTGATGCGCTTAGTAACGATGACTTGCTACTTGGCACTAGAATGAAAGTCACACCTCATGGTTACCAGCTACTATTAATAGGCAACCAGTTACAGTTACTAGACGGAAACGCTATAGAAGATCCAAATAACAACTCGTTTGACACTATTAGTTTTCAAAAAAGTATACTGCTCTGGCATGCAATTACTGAAGAGTACGGTACAGTTGAGAACGGTATAAGTCAAGTTAGATTAAGTAACGGGATTAACGATTCTGAAATTATAGGAACAATAGCATTCCATCCAACTGACGATAATATTATGCTGTTTACAATCGACTCTGATACATTACCAGAAAATACGTTAAATGCTGTTGATGCTATTGTTAATCCGTTACGTAGTGGTCCAGGAATATTATCAGGAACAACAACATTCCCTATTGCTAGTCCAGGACAACGTTACTTACTAACAGAAAGCACAGGTGAATTAAACGTACCAGCTAGTGACGTTGTTAATGCATGGAAAGGAACCGACGGCACACAGTTAATAGCAAACACAAACGACATTATCGAATACGATGGTACTAGTTGGAATATTGCATTTGACGCTGGTATTACAACAACTGTAGAACACATTACTAACATAACAACAACAATTCAGTACAAATGGACTGGCTCTGAATGGTTGCGATCGTACGAAGGTCTTTATGCCGGTGGCGATTGGTCTTTAGTACTTTGAATACCATATCAGCTGTTGGTGTTTGGTATTTTGCTAAAGATACACAACGCTACCTTTACTTACTAAGAAACGACAAAAAATATCCCGACACCTGGGGTTTGCCTGGAGGAAAAGTAGAACTAGGTGAAAGCTTATTCGACGCTATTGCTAGAGAATGTGCTGAAGAAATGGGAAAGATGCCTGCGTATACTAAACTAGTTCCAATTGAAAAGTTCACTGGTACTGATGATAGATTCTTTTACCACACGTTCTTCTGCTTACTGAACGAAGAATTCACCCCAAAACTGAACAAAGAACATGTTGGGTATGCTTGGATCAACAAGGGAATAATTCCTAAACCTTTACATCCGGGATTATGGGCTACGCTAAAAATTGATGAAATTTATCAAAGAATTGAAACAATAGAAGAGCTTTACACTTAAATGTCAGCGTACGATACGTACTCTGCAATTGTCATAGAATCAATGTTAGGCAAATACTTCCAACTTTCTGGCATGTCTCCGTGCTTACGTACATGATGAAATCTAACGCTCGGATAAGTTTTTATTACTTCTTCAACCGAAACTACCATTTTAATCTGCTGAACTGCGTCATAGCTAAATTGATCATACCCAAATAAAAATACTTCTTTATGTTCGTCAAAACAGGCGAGCCAAATAGCTGTTGCATGTGGTGTTGATCTTGTACTCTGGGGAATTAAATAAAACGCTCCTTGGTTTTCTAAACACCCTTTTGTTGACGTGTAAACAATGTTACTTTCGTCGTACTCTGATTCTTTAATTTCGTCTAGTGTATCTTGACCAAGAGCGACTAAAAAATCGCATTTAAGTTTCTTATAAACATCTTGTACTCCATACACCTGCATACTAAGACTACCTAATAAACCACCTACATGGTTCTCTAAACGATTTAGTAAAAATCCTTCTATACTAGTACCATCTGCAATACATGTTGCTCTGTCACTATCGTGCTTATTAGTAATAGGATTATCTACCCATTCGCGTTCTTGTTCTTTTTTACCATTGATAAAGATAGTATTAGTGATCACAAATTCACCATCATAGTCACTTCTGTAATGTTTTGATATCATACTTGCACTATCTAATACCCACTGCTACTTCAATCATTTCTTCTCCTTCTGTATTCTTCGATACTAACGATTTACCAATAATTGAGCCCGCCGGCGGATCTTTCTCTTCGTTCCATGCCATTGCTACACCCGGAGTATCACTCGATACTATTAAGTCACCTTTATGTGCAACACCTACTACTCTACACGGAACACGCCCTTGTAGTGCTATTGCTACTACATGCTTTGCATCTAACTCGCTATTCATTAAGTAAGCAGGTTTCATAGACACAACACCAGCAAGTCGTCTATCTGCTTTACTAGTTGATTCTGTGACTTCTTGTCTTCCGCCAAATATTAATACCGTGCCTACAGGATGATTAGTTTCAGCAACATAGTTCTCTGCTAAGTCAGCATATTGTGCTGATGTCGCTGTGCCTATAAACACGCCACCACCATCAAGCACTAAATTAGTTGTTGGCTCAGTTGACGAGAAATGAAAAGAATAACCAGCACTCGGTGAACCCGATTGGCTATCAGCATGATGTCCTTTAAGGTATCCTAATTGGGTATCAGCAGTAATATCATTAAACTCAATACCAACAGCACCTGCATTAGTTGTATTCTCAAGCTTTAATGGAACAGAATTTGATGCAGAACTAACTGTTACTGTACCAAATGTTACGTTACTGCTAGTTTCTACTGCTTGCCCACCGCTAGAAGGCAGGTTAGTCAAAGCACTACCATCACCAACAAATGCTGTAGCTTTAACTGTACCTGCTACATCTAGCTTCTGACTAGGCGAGGTAGTTCCAATACCCACTTTGCCATCAGCTATTATTCTCATTTTTTCTTGAACAGCGCCACCGGAGTTAGCTGTTGAGAATTTTAAATAAGTACCTCCAGAAGAGTTTTGAACAATAGCGTCAATCTGTGCTCTTATTCCTGACGCGCCTGTGGTGTCATCATTTGCTTCAAATAACACGGAACCAATATAATCACCATCCACCATGATGCCATCTACTTCTCTACGTTCTAGTTTTAAAGTTGAAGGTGCATTTGATGTCTTAATATGTAGTCTACTGTCAATATCAGTAGTAGCACCAATACCCACGTTGCCAGATGAGTTGATAACTAATCTATCATCAACACTATTTGTTCTAAATGACATAGTATCACTTGAATGATTATATGCAACTAACCCCTCAATGACAGTATCTTCACCATCATTAAAGGCAAGATAACCAGTGTTGGTAGTTCCAGTTGAGATAGTCATTCCGCCTGAGCCAGTATCTCTTATGACTAAGTTATTAGTATTTGAGTTGTAACTGCTAGGGCTCGAAGTTCCAATACCTACGTTGCCAGAGGAGTCGATACGCATCTTCTCTGCCCCAGCCACTAAAAACATATGTGCTAAAGTGTTTCTTTGGTCATATGTTGAACCTGCCGCTACATCTCCAAGTCTAAGAATATGACCATTAACGCTGTTTCTTATTTCAATCATTGAAGTAGAAACTCCAACAGGTGCGTCAATATGCAAAGGAGCCGAAGGCGCAGTCGTCCCAATACCCACGTTGCCAGTATTGTCCACAAGAATACCTGAAGAACCTGAGTTACCTAGACATATGGTATTATTAGTACTAGCGGCACCAGCATTACCATATAAGCCTTGTACAGATGTTGTACCATTATTAGCTTTTACTTTAAGTTGAACCTGTACAGTATCACCATTTCCATTACCTTCAAATATTGAAGGAATAGAACTCGTATGTCCATCTACGTGTAATCTACCTAAAGGATATGATGTTCCAATACCTACGTTGCCTGATGAGTCGATACGCATAGCTTCAGAGCCGTTGGCTTTAAAACTCATAGAGTTATCTGAATGTAGGTACTTAATCCCTCCAGTAGCACCACCAGAGTCTTTAAATTGTATCCATTGCTCGGCAGTTGTACCAGTTGTTTCTAATGTCAGATAATTTCCAGTTGAACTTGTTAGGTTAATTTCACTACCAGTAACATCAAGACCTGTAGCGGAAGTATAAGTTCGTAACGTACCATCGACTGAAACCCTAAAACCAGCCTTAGCATCAATTTCAAACTTTGCTGAAGGAAATCCAAAGGTTGCCCACCCGTTAGTTCCACCACTTCTATTTAATGTAAGTGTATCTGTTCCTGCAGTAGAATCAATAGTAACCCTTTCAGCAGTTGAAATAGTAATAGCATTACTAGTAGCATTATCATCAATACCAGTAGAGGTAAACCCACCACAAGTAACACTACCAGTAACATCAATACCAGTAGTGCCGATACGCATACGTTCGCCACCGCCTGAATTAAATGCAATAGTATTAGCTGAAACTTCATCTATATAAGTATCGTTACCACCATCTAAATAAAGTTTCTTTGTAGGTTGTATTGATATATGGTCATCAAACCTAGCCTGCCCACCAGCTACGTGTAACTTTTGAGCAGGATTATTAGTACCAATACCTACATAACCAGCTGAAGTGATATCCATCAAAGAGGCACCAGTATTACCATTTCTGAAACTCAAAGTAGTTGCTGAATTCACATTCGCTTTACCAATAGAGTAGTCAGTACCAGGGCTAGAGTTAAAGAATACACCTCCAAAGGTAGTATTACTAGCAGTTGCCGCTGTATTTCTGAGATTCAACAAGCCTCCCATATTACCAACTGGCGCGCCTGCTATATGTAATTTATAACCAGGATTAGTTTCACCAATACCTACGTTGCCCCCATCTTCAATATAGAAAACTGATGAACCGTCGTCTTGAATATCAATTACAGGTTGTACACCAGTTTGATTAATAATTACTGCAGGACCTGTACCATCATTAGTAATTATTAATTGCTCAGTAGTGGCAGTGTTAGTATCAACAATAGTTGTTGTACCGTTGATTGTTAAGTTACCTTGAACTGTTAAGTCATCTGTGAATGTGGCTTTACCTGCGTTATTAATGACAAGCCTATCTACACCTGCTGTTATGTCATGTATTTTAAAGTCTTCGTTATCAAGGCCGACTGTTACTGTTCTTGAAACACCTACAGATGCAGTGAGGGCTAGCTTAGGATAAGTGTCATCAAGATGTAGTTGATAGCTAGGAATAGTAGTTCCAATACCTACGTTGCCAGTAGAGGTGATAACCATAGCACTTGTGCCTTGACCAGCTAAAGTAGAACCATATCTAGCATCAAGAATATTACCAGTACCAGACTGTTGAATATATGTACTAGTGTTGGATGAGTTTCTTGTCAGTAAATTGTAAGAGACATTTGTTGTATCAGTTCGTATGCCATCAGCAGTAATCGTACCAGTAACCGTAACATCACCAGTAACATCTAAGTCACCGGCAGTAAGTACTTCTTTTACTGAAACATTGTCAATTGTTAAATCAAATGGTGGTGCAATACCACGGATTGTTAATGCAGTGTCA